CAGGAAAGTTCACGGTGTTGCCCAATCTCCAGGAGGTGGCAAAAGGATATGATGGGAGGACGTTGGCGGAAAAGGAACTGGCGGGTTGGGAAGATCTGCTCTACAAGTTGAGTCAGAAGGGGTCGAGTTCGGTCACGCATGGCGGGAAGGTTTATGTTGAAAAGGATCTGGATAAAGTGAGAAATGCGAGAGATGATGCGCAGGGAAGAGTGAACCAAGAAAAGGCGAGGGCGCAAAGAGAAAAAGGGAAGGCCACGGGCCGAAGAATTTTAATGAGATTTGTGAATCCGAGATGAAGATAAAAAATCCATTTAATTTTCGAGATGTTTTTGTTCTTGGCGGAATTCTGATGATTGGGGTTGGGATCGGAACGATGCATATTCCAGCGGCCCTCGTAGTCACAGGATTTTTGCTTTTCTTCATCGGAATGAAAAGGGGAATTTTGTAAAAAATGGGAATCATTGATCGTTTACAAGATCAGAAAAGAAAACCTCGTTTGAGTGATCGGCGGATTGCGATTAAGGCCGGATATCAAGGGGGCATGCAATCAAGGATCTTGGCCGACATGGCAACGGGATTGGTGAGCGCGGACACGGATCTTGTATGGACACTTCAGACGCTTCGGGCGAGATGTAGAGATCTGGCGATCAATAACGACTATGTCAGGAAATTTCTTTGGATGGTTACGACGAATGTGGTCGGTCCGAAAGGAATTCTGTTACAGGCGAAGATGAAAGATGCCCTTGGAGTTTTGGATAAGGAGAACAACCGAGATCTTGAGAAAGCCTTTTTCATATGGGGCCAGAAGAAAAATTGCACGGTTACGGCAATGAATTCTTGGCCGTCTTTTCAGGCGCAAGTGATTAAGACGGTGGCAAGAGATGGAGAAATTTTTATTAGAAAACTGGAAGGCTTTCAAAATGATTTCGGTTTTGCATTGCAGGCCCTTGAGGCTGATTACGTTGATGAGTTCTATAACGATAAGGTGAAAAATATCCGCATGGGCATCGAGTATGATAGCTGGCGGAGACCAGTTGCTTATTATTTCCGCAAGTTGAATATTTTTGATTATCAGACGACAAGTTATTCTTCAGATTATTTCAGGGTTCCTGCCTCAGAGGTGATTCATCTTTTTATCCAGGAGAGGCCGGAACAGGGAAGAGGCGCCCCCTGGATTGCCACGCCGATGGCTCGGTTAAATATCCTTGGCGGTTATGAGGAGGCGGAACTTGTGGCTTGCAGGGGTTCAGCGGCGAAGATGGGGTTTTATGAATCGGGCGCAGGCGATGAGTATGAAGGGGAAAAAGAAGATCAAGAAGGGAATCCCATTCAAGAGGTAGAGCCAGGACTTTTAGAAAAATTGCCGAAAGGCTTTAAGTTCATACCCTATGATCCACAGCACCCGACGACTCAATACGGGAATTTCGTAAAAAGTTGTCTGAGGGGAATTTCTTCAGGGCTCTTGGTTTCTTACAATGCATTGGCAAACGATCTTGAAGGGGTGAATTATTCATCGATTCGGCAAGGGGTAATTGATGAAAGGGATATTTGGAAAATCTTTCAATCCTGGTTGATCGAACATTTCCATCAAGAAGTTTTTGAAGCATGGAAATCCATGGCAATCCTTTCAGGAAAGATCAAGAAGTCGATCTATGAAAAGATGGAACCCGATGATATCAGGTGGCAGCCCAGGGGGTGGGCATGGGTCGACCCCTCCAAGGATGTGGATGCTTCCAGAATGGAAATCGAATCAGGATTAAATTCAAGAGGTAGAATTCTCGCTGAAACTGGAGAAGATTTTGAAGATACACTCAGGGAACTGACAGAAGAGGATCGATTGATCAAGGAATCCGGTCTTACTCTTTCGGTAACATCATCCCCAAAGGGAACGCCTATGGGTCAAGTGAATGAAGATGTGGTTAACCAATCGCCAGTTTGGAATAGGGCGAGAAGGAGGAAAGAGGAAAATGCCGTACCCAAATGAGCATTCATGTCGGCTGAAAAATCCTGATGATTTCGTCCGATTCACGCGAGTAAATTGCCAACAGAAACATAACGGAAAATGCATAGATGTGATTTTTGGTTGGACTAGCGAGAATGCCTGGCAACGATTTGTCAACAGATGGCGAGAGTTTTGTCGTCGGTTTATAAATGCAGAAGATGCAGGAGGAGAGATTCAGGCTTTGCGATATGACAAAAAGATTTGGGATGCAGATGACGCAAGAGCGCATTGCAAAAGCAGAGATGGCACATTCGAGGCCGCAACAGAAGACAATTGGCGGAGGTAAGAAATATGAAAATTTATTGGACGATCAAAGCCCAGGCCGAAGAAGAAACAGGAGAAGTTCTTCTTTATGGCGATATTGGGGAGGGATGGTTTGAGGAAGGGAATGGTGCCAAGGCATTTGCGAAAGAACTAAAGGCCCTTGGCAAACTTAAAACTCTGAATATTCGGATTAATTCAGGGGGAGGATCTCTTTTTGAGGGACTCGCGATTTACAACACTCTGGATCGACATCCGGCTCATAAAAATGTCTTCATCGATGGAATTGCAGCCAGTATCGCCAGTGTAATTGCTATGGCAGGGAATCAGGTCATCATGCCCAAGAATGCATTGATGATGGTACATGATCCCATAGCCTTGGTTATAGGAAGCGCGGAAGAAATGCGAAAGATGGCCGTGGCCCTGGACAAAATGAAAAAGGGTTTGATTTCGGCCTACATGAAAAAGACGAAGTTGGGGGAAGATGAAATTTCAGAATTGATGACTGATGAAACTTGGTTAAACGCTGATGAAGCAATTGCAATGGGTTTTGCCGATAAAGCAGCGGAGCCTGTAGCAATGGCGGCCAAGATAGATTTGTCAAAGTTTAAAAATGTGCCGAAGGCGTTGCTTGAAATGTCGGGTCTTTGGCCGACAGACTTTAGATCCAGGGATGAGCCCGCCTTGGTTCCGGCAAAGGAGCCAGGAGGCAAGATTTTAAATGTTAACAATCAACAGGGAGGTAGAATCAAAATGGATAAATGCAAAATTTGTGGGACGGTTTTGGTAGAAGGGAAATGCCCGACCTGTGAGGCAAGGGCACAGGCCAGGTTGGATGAAATGGTAAGAACAAAGGAAATCCTTTCAATCGGTGAACAGTTTAAAATGACGGCTGAAGCGTCGGCAGCGATCATCGAGGGAAAAACGATTGAAGAATTTAGGGCGACCGTCATGGAAACCCTAAGAAGCAAGATTGTGCCGATTGACAGGGTTGAGCCACAACCCAAAGATCATAGACCCTTTAAAGGAATTGGAACTGCTGGCCTGGGAGATCAATTGATTGCCGTCTACAATGCAGCACGACCAGGGGGATTTATCGATCCGAGATTGATTGCCCTAAATGTGGCATCAGGATTGGGAACACAGGTGCCGTCCGAGGGTGGATTTGTTATCCAGACCGATTTTTCAATGGTCCTGATGAATCGGGTTACTCAGGTGGCGGTCCTGGTGCCGAAATGTTGGCATGTCCCGATTGGACCAAATGCCGATGGAGTGGAGCTTCCCTATATCGATGAAACGAGCCGCGTGACAGGTTCAAGATGGGGAGGGGTTCAAGTTTATCGACGAGCAGAGGCAGATACGGTTTTAGCAAGCAAACCCAAATTCGGAAGCCTAGAATTGAGGCTTGAAGATCAGATGGGTATTTGTTATTCCACAAACCGGATGCTTCAGGACGCTCCATCTGCCGGGGCCATCATCGGCAGGGCATTTGAATCTGAAATGGCTTTTATTTCGGATGACGAAATTGTTCGGGGAACGGGAACAGGAGAACCGCTTGGGATCTTGAATGCTGGTTGCAAGGTAAGGGTGCCAAAAGAGACGGGACAACCGGCAGATACAATCGTTGTTGAAAATCTTATCAAGATGTTTTCCCGCATGCCTGCCCGAAATCGACCAAGGGCGGAATGGTATTACAACCAGGAGATCGAACTTCAGTTATTCACCATGGGCATCATTATTGGCATGGGGGGAGCTCCAATCTATATGCCCCCAGGTGGCCTCAGTGCTGCTCCTTATGGTACCCTTTTGGGTCGCCCTATGATTCCGATTGAACAGGCGAGCGCATTGGGCGACGAAGGCGATATCATGTTTGTCGATTTAAACGAATACATGTATATCGAAAAAGGAGGTTTGGACGCCCAGCAATCGATTCATGTTCGCTTCCTGTGGGATGAAATGACTTTCAAATTCATTATGCGAAATAATGGATGCCCACTTTGGAAATCCAGTTTGACGCCTTATAAAGGCGCGAATGCCCTCAGTCCGTTTGTCACTTTGCAGGATAGGGCGTAAGATTAAGCTAGGGACGCCGACTACCCCGGCGCGAGACCGATCATTCCCGGAGGGGTTGGGTAGCCTTCCGGGGCAACCCAAGGAGGAATAAAACCATGAGACTTTCAATTCCAGAAA